ACTTTGGCTACAACAACATGAGATTTAGTTGGATGCTTAGGAGTTGCCTTTGGTTGGTTAAACCCAGACACCCCAGCCCGTTCCAGTCGTGGGTCCTTCTTTGCTGCCATTACTTTTTCTTTTTAGGAGCCATCACCATTTTTTTGCCAGACTTCTTAGCCGCTACTTTAGCGTCTTTCATTCCAGCGTCTGTGTATGGGAACTTCTTTTTTCCTACCTGAGGCATGTTACTTTCCTTTTTTCGTTCGGGATGCAGCCATGTTATCAACAAGATTCGGATACGGGCGACCTGCCTTCTTAGCCCGTGCTTTTGCTGCTGTCTTTTGAGAGGAGGTAAGAGGAGTAGATTTCTTTTTAGGGTTTTCTTTTTCCCAAACAGGTTTTGATTTCATGTTGGAAACAATAACACCACCTGCTATGCTTCGTCGCACAAGTTCATTTCTCGCATGGCTGTATACCGTTTGCATGGTACGGGGCATTTCACACCAGGCAACTGGGGTAGATGAATCCTGCAATCAAGAACATCTGAAACAGATGGTTGTTCCCCTATTGTGTAAGAGATTCAAGCAGCGTGAACAACGACATATGTTCAACCTTTAAGGTGTCGGCTAAAAGAATTTGGCTACGGCGACCTTGATACCAGTTTGGTATCTAAACCGTGGGGGAGGCTAAACCCAGTCTGCTAGTAATCCTGTTCCGCTAAAGCGGCTAACGCCCTTGGCTACGCCAGCGGTTGTTTGCAAAGAAGCAAGAAGTGAAGCCAGCGCCAACTTCCAAGTCGGTGGATTTCTTTTTTTCTTTCCTTGCCAACTTAAGCAGGTGACCTTCCAGTTTGGAGACTCCTGCCTCCTCCCCCAACCGTATAACACCACACAGAGTGATGAGCGCCTACCCACAGTGACACCCAACCAGCCACCCAGCAAAAGAGTGGTTCTGTATTTGTCTCAATACTCAATGTAACAGGGGGGGACAGGCTCGGCATAGCCCCAGTTCGCAAAATACTTGCACACCACAACTAACTAAATGATTACTTGCACCCTGCAACTACCTACAGGAAGGTAGGCAGAGCCACCGAACATCTACCAAGTCCCTCTACAAAACTGACACGGCTCTTCGTCTGCTAACAACAGTACCGCCTAGTGCTTGCTTTTGCTAGCGCCCTCGTGCCTCGGTTGCTCTCTGTTCGGTCTTAAGTCCTGATATTCGTCTCATATTGTGGGAATGTCACCATTGCCGTTGTACGGTTGCTTACTGGCGAGTAACCCCCCAAGCAAGGGGGTAGGGCTTGGGATTATCGTCATGACATTATTATTTGCTTGCAATAGTTAGCGGTCTGCTTGCTTTTGTACTGTGACAAATGTCACAAAGAAATGTTGCCTACGATGGTGGAACTGTGCAACGGATGTGATTAAATATTGGGGCAGGGCATTTCCGCCCCGCAACAATCCCGAGGGGGAATTATGGCAACACCAACCAAGACCAAGAAGGTCACAACACCAACCGAGGTAGGCGAGACACTAGAGCGCCTCACGCTTGCCCCGCTTATTGACGAGGTCACGGCTCTTTATTATGAGACCGCCGAGATTGTGAGACTTAAGACAGGGGTCACACTCCCGAATGTCATCATTGTGATTGACCGAGACACCACAAGCAAGGCGGGGAGCGTCAAGTATGGACACATAACAACCGCTCCCGCATGGGCTACCGATTCGGGTGAGGGCTTTCACGAGATAGTTCTCACGGGTGAAGGCTTGCGCCGAGGTGGACGAGAGACGGCGGGTACATTGCTACATGAGATGGCTCACGCCGTGAACATCGCCAAGGGCACCAAGGACTGTGACAGTAACGGACGACACAATAAGCACTTTAAGAACACCGCAGAGGGTGTCTTTGGTCTCACCATCACCGAGGACGGTGCCCGAGGTTGGTCAGGCACCGAGGTCACCGAGGAATGTGCCGAGACTTGGGCGGATATGATTACCCGCCTTGACAAGGCTATCTCTCTTGTCTCTTGCGTACTTAAGACAGGCGACAAGGAAAAGAAGAGGAATAAAAACCTACTTGTAGGTGTGTGCTCATGCGCCGAGGATAACAAGACCCGAGCAAGCGCCAAGCGCCTAGCCAAGGGCATCAGATGCGAAGAGTGCGAAGAGTTGTTCGTGGCTCAGGACAGCGAAGAGGCAGAGGGGTAGGGACTTAAGACAGGAGCACTCCCCGCCTACGGGCGGGGGGTTGCCTCGGGTGCATCGCTTAGGTAGTGCGTCCGAGGGAGCCACAAGGTTCCAAGTAAATCCCGAGGGGGAAATATGACAACATCAGCAACAGCATGGAGCGAGCGCACAGCACTCGCCCAAGAGTCGGGAAGGGTCTCACTAATCTGTAAGTACCTACCCGTAACCAATCACCGAGGCACCCGTATCACGGTACAGCGCAACGACTCGCCAACATACGGGAAAGACCCGCACAAGATTACGGTGTCATGGAATTACGCTCTCGGCATTAGTGGGAACTACGAGCAAGCGGTTCAGACATACCTAGACGGTGCCAAGTGGCGGGGTATCTGGAAAGTAGCAACCACCCACAATGGAGCGGTTGCAGTATTCGTATCAGAGATTAACGGTTAGGACTTAAGTCATGAAGAAAGCAAACTATCTAAGAGCGGTGGAGCGGGTCGCCTCATCAGGGCTGGCGGTTCCCGAGACGGGAGCACGGCAACTACTAGAAAACATGAAGGGTGATGCCTTCGTAGGCATGATGGTTCAGTTAGTCCTAGAGAGTGGGTCAAGCCAAGACGAAAGAGCAGAGGCGTTATGTCGCTTGCTCGCCTCGTATGGCTTGGGTTCAGTCGTCACAGGCAGATTGGTTTAGGTCTTAAGTCATGAGTACACAAACATTCACAAGTGCACACATTCACCCCGTGACAGACAGACACGGCGACATGATAGGTCTCGGGGTGTTCTGCTCCGACTCTTGCCACCGTCAATGGTGCGAGGATACGGGCAACACCTACGAAGGTTGGTTCGGTTGCCAAGAAGTACCCGCCCCTGTCCTCTGCTCCTCTTGTTCAGTAATGATGAAAGGTTAGGTCTTAAGTCATGAACATCAGAGCACTCGGATATACCGACGGAGCAGAGGCGTACCGTGCAGAGGAACCCCGCCAAGCCCCAACCATGAGCCACTTTAGTGTGTACGACCAAGCCGAAAGGATTGCCTACATGAAGGCATGGTATGACGGTTGGGATATGGAAAACATTAGAGACGACAGCCGTTGGAAGAAAGGTCTTAAGTCATGAGCGCAGTAGAACTAGAGGAGTACCTAAGAATGTTAGAGGCAGACTTAGAAGTAGAGGTAGACCTACACGGTGGGCGCACCCGACTAGCGACAGACTTGCGCAGTCTCATTCTCTACACGGGGGAAGAATTGTCATTACTTAAGTCAGTATTGCCAGCGTGGGCGGTGGATTTCAACCCTGAGCGCACCCTCTCAGAAGCGTTGTACGGTACCTTACCCGTGAGTAACCCCGCCCAAGGTAGGGTCACCACCTGAAATACCGTCATGACGATATCCATTCTTGTGACCGATGTCACAGTAAATACCCTTGACATAGTGTTAAACGCTACGATAGGGTGACACCTAACAAACCAAACAAGTCCTGAAGGGGGCAAACCAAAATGAAAAGAACAGAGATACTAGAGATTATCGTGAGCAATCCGCAAGCGGTATTTAAGAACGCTAACAGAGAAGCGGGGAAGTACAGCGAGTACCCAACCTACTTTCAGGTAGTGAACACGGGACACGACAAGTCGTGTGTGTTAGTCGTGAGCGTCATGATTAACACCAACGAGGTCGTGCTTGATAGCGAAGGCAAGTACACCCGTGATGAGGAAGGAAGAGTTGTGATGGACACCCGCCCGCTATCCGAGCGAGCAACAATCACTCACGGCAGAGGACAGTCAATGCCAACCCGCCTCGTACTTAAGTCAGACATAACCGAAGCGTCATTCCTTGCCGACTACCTCGCAAGAGAAGAAGCCAAAGCCAAACAAGAAGCAGACCGCCAAGCGGTGTACGACAAAGCAAAGGCAGAGATAGAGGAACTAAAAGAACTATGTGATGCTCTTGGTATTATCAACACGGCATCATACTCAAACCTTAGTTATCACGGGCGTGTGTCTCTGCAATTTGACGGGGACAGTATCACCCGCCTTGTGTCAGCACTTAAGTCAGCACTCGTAGAAGTGGGGGTGTGAGATGTTAGCAACACGGGAACAACTCATAGACAACGCCTGCTCTATCCTCATTGACGCATACGAAGGGGGGTCGTGCGGTATCGCATCATGGGCGGTATCCAACGGCACCTACAAGTGGGCGAACGATGGTAAGGACTATGAACTGGGCAAGATGGGTACTCATGCAAGTGTCACGCTCTACGATGTGGAAGCGTGCGAGGAAGTAGGAGAGGATGACCCCGAGTACGGCATGGACAGCAAAGGCTTTGATGGTTGGGACGGCTGGCTTAAGTTTGGAAAGCCTCTCTACATTGACAGCGAAATGATTGCCGACTTCATCACGAAGGTAGGCAAGGGAGAACTTGACTTAAGTCAGACACCTGAGCACGGTCAGTTAAACAACACCACTATCAAGGCTCTCCTGTCTATGTATCACGGGCTAGACGATGCCTTTGACGACTGGGATTGCATCAACGCAGACAGCGTGGTGCAGTTCATTCTTCTCGGAGAGGTTGTGTACGGCTGATGGATAAGAAACAATTAGAGGACGCTCTTGACTGGGCAGGTATTGACCATCATGTAGAGGTAGGTTTTGACCAAGCGCAAGTAACTATCAGTGAGGCAGACATTGCTCGGCTCGCACAGTTAATTCAGATGGGGAGCAAGCACTCATGAGTACACAGAAGTACACGGTGATGGTTGGTGATGTGCAGGTGCATGACTTCTACCTCTCATGGAATGAGGCGGTGGTGGTTGCTACGGATTGGGTTGTTGCTGGTAGTAAAGATGTTCAGATAGAGCGGGTCATGCGTCCTGACTTAAGTCTGATGGTGTGACGAAGGTCACGAAGAAAAGACTTGACAAGTAACATGAACTGTGTTACAGTTGAGATATCAAGTTGAAGGGCTTGATAAAAAGAAAGGGGTATGCAAATGCCAAAACAAGGAGACAAGAGAGCAATGTGCGGTGAGTGCCGTACTAATTGCTTCAGCGATAAAGAAGGGAAGAGCATTGCAAATGACGATGGGACTACGGTTCCTAAGCATTGGCGGTTCGGGTTCTTCCCGACTAGCACATGGTTGTGCGAAGGTTCAGGGACAGAGAAGGTTACCTTTAGTTGGGAGCCAACCAAGTTCACATTAAAAGGTGAAGGCGTTGCTTGCAAGTGGGTTAAAGCCTAAGACTTAAGACAGGGTGACTAGCAGACAGTCAGGTGCAAGTCCTGACCACCCACCATGCAACACCGAAGGGGTGTAGCAGTAGGTAATCCTAGAAGGGGAATACGAAATGAAAGATAGAGAAGTACATTACTTCACGGAAGATGGGTCGTATGGTTCAGCAAAGAAACTCATACGCATCGTCACGACAGACTGGTCAGATGATGACTGGCGTGATGTGGAAGATGCCAGCGACAGCGAGCGTTGGGGTGTGGCAGTAGCCATTGAGACCAAGCACAAGAACAAGGAGTCTTAAGTCATGAAAGCACAAGAAAGAAATATGTGGGAACGGGGTCTTATCACCCCGTGTGTATGGACACTCAACGAGAACGGCAACCACATCTGTGTGGATTGCGAGACAGAGGTAGACCCCGATGAAACATTCGGCAACCGTGAATGGAGTGACCCTCGTTGTGAGGATTGCTACGACACACACAAGTACAGGTCTTAAGTCATGAAAGCATCAGAACTAATCAAGACAATGCAGGAACTAGACCCCGATGCGGAAGTGTGCGCCCTGTGGTGGACACAAGAAACATTTGATGATGCGTACCAACCCATCACCGATATCCAATGGAGCAAGGTGTGTGACCAATTTGATAATTGGGACAACGCTGGTGCCGAGGTATCCGAATGGATATCTGACGCAGTAATTGACACGATGATTGAGGAAGTGGAATGAGTAAGCAACATCACTACATCATCTCGTATAACACCGAATGGGAGCGATGGGAGTTAGACGCTGACTCCGAAGAAGTTAAGTTCCCTGATGGCACCATCTGGGACGACGAGGCAGACACATGGCACCGTGACTACAACGGTGACGGAGAGTTCTATCCCGAAGCCGAGCATCTCAGCGAAGCAATCAGTAAAGCAATCAAACAATTAAACGAAGGACTTAAGTCATGAACATAGAAACAATCACAGAGAAAGACGCTATTGACTTTTGTATCAAGATACAGAAAAAGTTTAAGTGGGTCATGCCTCTCTACACACGGCAAGACATCATAGACAACTGGTATTACAGCGACGAAGAACGCCGACCATCAGAAGAACAGATAAACAATATCCTTTCCTCACGAGGCTGGGTAAAACACATGGAAGAAGCCATGTACCAAGAAGGTAGCGATATGCTGAACGACATCATTGCAGAAGAAAGGGACAAGTAATGAAACGCTATTCACCTAACCACCCCGCAGTAAAATCATGGGACAGACCACTAGACATACGCTCACGCACCCAAGCAGTACGAGACAGGCTAGGTATGGAACCATTACAGATGAACTACAAGGCACGAACATTCTTTGGCTTCGTGTTCTGTATCGGTTCGTTCTATGCGTTAGAGTCCTCTGCTCTGCTTTGCTTTATCCTTTTGGGGTTGGCTGGCTGGTGCTGGATTAGTTCTATCAATGAGTACAACCGATGAGCGCAATCATCAGACTTCAATGCGACAAGTGCGAAGGCATATCACCACTCACCCACTACGGCACACTAACGGACGCACGAGTGGCAGAGTTCAAGCATGGTTGGTTCTACGACATTGAGGTGGGGACACCTGCCGACCTGTGTCCTGTGTGTACGGGGCGTGACCTGACCTACTGGACAGCCGAGCCGTTCTAGTGCGGACATTACATCGTGTCTTGCGACAGTTAATCCTCGGAGAAAAGATAGTGTTCCGTGAACCCAAAACAACGGACGACTATGTGCATGACCCGTACCGTTGGGTTGTCACCTATGAGGTGGGCGGTAAGGCTGTTAAGTATTTCCGTTGGGACATGGACGAGGTGTGGAAGTGGACTAAGACCCTGAACATGGCTTCATCATTCCCGTCAGAGGACATAGCCCGTATGCAAATGGAAAGTTGCGAGGTAGCATGGCGGTATCAGTATGAGGTAAGAAAAATACTTATCTGATTTGATACACTTGATTTGCCCTAGTCGTTGGTTCCCCTTCCCAATGGCTAGGGCTTCTTCATGCGTATGTTCATGGGGTTGCGGGCATACTGCTCCCGCTCTTTAGGTGTGAGTCCACCCCACATACCGTTACGCCGACCACTCACCTGCTCAAAGGCAAGTTCGGACTTAAGACATTCATCAGTGACGGGACACGCACGGCATATTCTTTTAGCCTGCTCCCATATCATTCCGTTCTGCTGGTCACCGAACACCTCAGGAAAAAATATGTTGGGGTCTAACCCTTTGCAATGCGCATCGTCTTGCCAGTGTTTCACTTTTTCTTCTTCTTGTTTATCATGTCGTATCGTCTTGCCCAATGGCAGGCACAACCACAGTTGGCTATCTGTTCAGGTGTCCACAGTGTCAGTGCACGGGTTCCTGTACCGCAATGGTCGCAGGATTTCTGGTCAGGGTATGGGTCTAAGTTCTGGGAATGGGTTACGCCATACCGTTGGCGAGTGGTTCTCTTCACAATCTGCTTTCTCTTGTGGGTTTGCATAGAGACGCATGATGTGGATACAGATGTCGTCACCGTCCTCAAAGGCTTGGTCTTCATCGGGTGTGGTGGCTACACCATCGTGGGTGTGGCACAGAGGTGGTGTTACCCACCCCTGTCTTAAGCCAACTTCCATCCACATATCAAATGACATTGACAGTGGGTCAGACATTAGAAGAACTCGTCTTCTGATACCTGTGAGGCGGTAGGAAATACCTGTCCGATTTGTTGCATCGTTGCTTCGGTGTTGTCTTGAACCCAAGAGTTCCAACGACATGACGCACCGACTTCATCAGCGATTAACTTCAGGCTCTTGCCTTTGGTTCCATCTTTCTTGGTGAACTCGTCTTGTTCGTAGCGACCTACGACTATGACGGTTGAACCTTTAGCGATGGTGTTGGCTACATTCTCTGCAAGTTTAGAGAACACGGTGACATTGTGCCATGTTGTTTTCTTCTTGTCATCTTTGCCGTATGTGTCGGCAACGGAGAATGTTAAGACTGCCATGCCTCCTTGGGAGTAGCGCAGTTCAGGCTCTTGCCCTACCTTGCCGTTGATTGTGATGTGGTTACTCATTTGGTTCCGCTTCTTCTTTCTTAAGTGGTGTTATCCGTCCTGCTTTCTTAAGGCAGGTGTGTGTTGGCGCATATTTTACTGCGACAAACAATGTTACTGATGTCTTACAACTTGTGCAAGACCAGCGTGTTCTTTCTTTCTTTCCTACACGCCCGACATTCTCGGCTTCCCTTGGGTCGGGTGTAGGTGTTTTCTTTGGTGTATTCATGTCCTCGTGGGCAGTGGGTTTTGTTTGCATAGAAGTGTCTGCCTCTCTCTACTACATCTCTCATGTTGTCTGTCTGTGTCCCGCCTTCTAGGTGGTGGGGATTGACACATACCCTGTTGTCGCACTTGTGTCTTACGACAGGTGGGTAGTAACGGTGGGCTAGAAAGAATGAGAAGCGGTGGGCTGCTCTGTGTTTGCGGGCTACATACAACTGTCCGTAACTGTCGCCTCGGCGTGACCCTTGCCATTCCCAACATTCGTCAGGTGTACCAATGGTTACTCTGTGCCAGAAGCGTTGGCTATCTTTGTATGTTGCTGTATCCACAGGTTTATCCCCCTATGCGTGATACTTTTACCTTAGCAGTTGGCTGTTGGAATTTGCCTGATGTGGCTTTCCAATGCCCTAGTCCTCCGTTCTTGTATAGGTAGCGAGCGACCTTGAGGTTGCAGTCAAGGATGAGAAGGGATTTTTTTGTCTGCCCCCAGGGGCGTTTGCATACTTGGGATGTGACTGTCACCCATGTGCTGTTCACTTGGAGTGCGCCGATGTCAATGGAGCCGTTGCTGTTCTGTCCTGATACTGATAGGGGGTTGCATCGTGACTCTCTCCACATGATGTATGAAAAGTATTTCACTGGTAGTCCGTGCTTGCGGAGTTCTTTTTCGTACTTAGGGCAGGTCTGTGTGGTGTCCTGTTTGGCGTGTACGGGGGACGCTGATAGTAGGGATAGGGCGATGATTGAGGTGAGGATGCGTTTGCGCATGGTTGTCCTTTCGTAAAGTGATGGGTCAGTTAGGGTGCATAGGTCTCCTGTCTTAAGTGTTAAACGGATTAGAATAGTTTAGCAGTGTTACTGCAAAAGCCTTAGTGCATTGACTGGGGCGTACCAAGTTTTGTCATTGAACTTCCACTCGTCACGCTTCGCTTCGTGTCCGTACATCCAACCGACTGCAACATAAGGTTCACCTAACCAGTCAGGTGCTACCCGTCGGGTGCGTTTCGCTAGACCACCGACTACCAGTGCGTACTTAAGTGTCTCGTCGTCGTGGATGGTCATGCGTAGACCATTCACTTGACCAGAACTGGTAGGGAAACCACGAGGGAACGCATAACGAACCTCACCGTAGCCAGGGATATCTAGTGCACTCTTGAACTTATTGACATGAGGTTCAAATTCATTCATGCCCATCATCCGAGCGAAAGCAAGTTCGCTTCCAGCACAAATCATGTGTTGTAAAGATTCCCAAACATCTCCTTCGGAGTAGTTCATGTTGCGTTGTGGTTGTCCGAGCATGGGTTCTTGGCGTAGCCATCCGACTCTGGCACAGATGGCTTCTTCGGCAACGGTTAGTTGGTATGACCAGCGTGACCCGTCACCCACGAGCAAGTTCCCTTGATAGGCGTTCAACTTCAGTTGATAGTTCAAGCACTTTAAGTTTGAGTTCGTCACGCTCGGCTTGTACCTTGGCGAAGTCTTGCTCTGCGAACTGGATACCTTTTTCTTGGAGCCATTCGTAAGCGTCGTCTTGATGTATGTACTCACTCATTAGTATCCTGCTTCCTTAAGTAAGACAGCGAACACAGAGGCAGGCATCACTGCATACCAATCACCAACAGCAGTGGTTCCTCGCTTCTTTGCGATGACCGAACCAACACTGACACCAGCGTTATCCATCTCAACCTTCAATTCTTTTAGCCACTCAGAGAGCGTGATGGTCTTGCAGTTCTTAACCTCAATGACCACAGGTGCACCCATGTTGATGTCGCCCTTGTCAAGATTGCCTTGAAGTGCACGACGCTCTGCGTACAGCCAGCCTTCTGTCTTAAGCCAGTTCACTACGGCAGTCTCAGCCGATGTTCCTTTTTGTTTTGCTTTACTCATTACATCCTCTGTAAAATTCATTGCCCCATATTTCATACGGGTGGTATCCAAGTTTCACTGCCCATCTATCTGCCAAGTAAACACTCAGTCCTCTAGTTTTCCACTTGTGGGTAGCACTGGTCTTGATGGAGGTGATGCGTCCGTCACGAGTCAGCCTGTCAATAAGTGGTTCACCGTCAAGCATTAAGACAGTAGGTCGTATGTTTCTTCGGTACTCTCGTGCATCTTCAACACATATAGTGCATCGGCATTTGTACTTAAGATAGGTAGAGCGTCCATGTATGCGTTCATTAGACACCCCACCACGCCCTGTTCTTCTTCTCCCATTTGCGGTAATGCTCATGTTCCACTAATGGTGTGTGCTTGTCTAGCGAGAGGGCACTGGAGTGGGCTAACGCATTGGCTATGCGCCTCCACTCTTGTACCTCCGCTTGTGTGTGCTTTAGTTGAACGCTCAACAGTTTGTTTCTTTCTTCCATGTTGTCAAGAAGTTCTTCGTAACTGGACATTACTTAGCAAGTTCTCGTTCTAGTTCTTGACGGATTAAATCACGGAATAGTTGTGACCGTTTTGTTTCTCGTTGCTTACATAAGAAAGCAATCTGTTCTAACTGTGATGGGGTGACACGCAAGCCGATGATGTGGGCTGATGCTTCACTGGCTGTTGGGTCTACTGTTCTTTTGTTAGCCATTACTCGCCATCCTTGAATGATGCGAGTTCTTTGAACGCTGACCGTAGGGCTGGGAGGTGTGACTCCATCCAAGGGGTGCCGTCGGGGATGCCTGCGTTGGCAGCGACAGCCTTCGGGTTGATTCCTTTGGCTTCACAGGCGGCGTTGAACTGGTCAATCTGTGGCTGGGACAGTGGGGTTAGGGTCTTGGGTTTAGCCTGCTTAGGAGCCTGCTCAGTGGCACTGGCGGTGGCTGTGGGGCGTGGCTTAGATGGGGCTGGGTTGTGGTCTAGGTCTTCCCATTCGTTCTTTGTCCACAGGTTGAGGCTGATGCCAAAACGCATGGCTCCGTTGCGTAATGCATCTCCATAGAGTTGCTTGTCCAGGTCAAAAGCGTTTGCCTTTGCTGTGCCGATAGCAAGACGGGCGGTGCCAAGCAGTGTCAGTTCAAACCACATGGTTGCCATGTCATTCACAATGTTCATGGCTGGTCGTCCGTTGTCCCATGCAATAGGAACTAAACGCCAGTGTGGGTCAATCTCAATCAGGATACGGGTGATGTCTGCGTGACCTACGAAATCAAGTTGCACTCCACCTTTAGGTAGTTTGCCCACAATCTTCGGGTCTGGTACTGCGTACTTATTCAGTACCTCTAGTAGTTCTTTAGTATTTTCTGTTTCCATTATTTTTCTCCCTTCAAGAGAAATGTACGGGTGTGTACTTCTTTTATGTATTGCTTGGCAAGGTCGGGATGGGCAAGGCGCAGTGCTTTAGAATCAAATGACTCCCGCTTCTGTCCCTTCCATGTCGCAACTGTGACACCATTCAATATAGCGGTGTCTGCTTCACCTAGCAACTCGCAAACCTCTGCTTTTAATTCATCTTCCATCTGCTTGTACGATGCAAGTTCACTGCGTACATGACGCAACCTCTGTATTAAGTCAGCAGTTTCACTAGGCAACTCAACACTGCGGGACACAGGACGCTGATACCTAGTCTGAATAGTTTCATAAGACCACCGAACACCTGATGGTGTCATGCCTAACTCAACACTGTTCAACCACTCGGTCACTGCTTCAATATGTTCAGCAACTTCTTCTTCGGTGATGACCTGTTCCACCAATGTGAGGCGCAGGGTGTTGTCAAAGATTGCCCAAGTGACACGCTTGGCATCAGCACAAATGTATTGCGTGATACCTTGGATGCGCCAGTAATCAGGGAGGGTGCCTGAGTATTCACGGCTTGTGGTCTTGACCTCAAGGATGTGGCGTGTCTCCTCGTTCCAACCGTCAAGGGTAGAGATAAGATGACAACCTTTATCTGTGTCGTAACAAAACAGTTCCTTAGGTGTTTCAAATTCAACACCGAGTCTGTCGCCAGACCATGAGATGATGGTGTCTTCAAGGCGGTTGCCTGTCTCCATCGCTGCATTGGGGGTGATAGGTGTAGGTGCGACACCTGATAGTTGTTCGGCTGCATAGTGGTCTTTCTTTACGAAAGGATGCAAGCCATAGATAGCGGCTGCTGCACTGGCTGAGATTCGGCGGTTGCCTTGCTCATCCATGTAACGCTGATTCAGCCATGCTTGTGAACCGTGTGGTTCTTTGTGGATACGGTATCGGTTGAAAGTCATTTGACTCCCCCTTCTCTGTGTAACAGTTGTTGCGTCACAGAGTACAGGTGGGGTGTGTCAATGTCAAGCGTTTAGTAAAACAATTTTCCTGACCATTGCAACAGGTATATAAAACAAGTTAATACCTTCACCATCGTGAATACTTTGCAGTAAAGTCACATGGTTTTCTTTAGAGCCAGCGTCACCAACAGGCACAAGAAAGCCTACTGATTGAACTAACACTTCACCGTCGTCTTCTACATCGTCAAGTGTTAGCCAGCCTGCATCACCACCACACGCATCAGCCCAGTAGATAAGAGCCACTGGGTATTCTTGCGGTGCGAACTCAATCGTCTGTTGGGTCATCAAGAGGTTCACCTTCCACTCGGCACTCAACACAGTACCGTCCCGTCTTTGACAGCCACATCTCTCCGCATTGCGGGCACATAAAAAGGTCACGGGTATTTGCCATGCCTCAATAATACTAGAGGTTTAGGCTGCTTGGGTTTGCTTACTGCGTAAGGATTCTAACTGTGTTACAGCCCAGAAGAACTGGTCTTGTTGTGCTGGCTGAACATGGATTTTAGATAGGAAATACAGGAGTGTTTCAATTGCTTCGTTAGTCATAGGACTTAAGACACTACCACTACCAAGGCTTCGTAATGTAATCCTCAACCTTTGTCATACGGTTTTCAATGCGGTCAATAGCATCACGCAATGAAGTACCACCGTTATTATTCATGTGCATCTCAACAGTAGTGATTGCTTTATCTAGTCGTTGTCCCCACCGAAAAACAGGTCTAACAAGACTACGATAGATAACACCGATAGAAACAATAGACCCAGCAATTGTAGCAAGAACACTAACTACCGTCATTTCCCGTCGCACCACTGCCAATGCCAGTGTTCAAACTCTGGCGACTTCATGTTGTCCCCTTGAAGATAGAACCCAAAGGCAGGTGCGTTCTCACACATCCACTTAAAGCCCTTCTTATCGGATGCCAAGCCGACAATGTTGCCACCCTTGCCTTCCGTTGCCAGGTCAATAGCAAGACCCCAGCCGTGGTTAGAACCCGACTTACCTGTTGGGTCTGGCGCTGCTGATGGTGCTTTACCTTTCTTAAGAATCCATGTCTTGTTGTCAAACTTGCGGGTGACTGTCTTTGGCTTGCCGAGGCGAGGGTCGTTAGGCTTGGCTACTTCGTAGCGGTCCATGAACATGGCGAACTGTCCGTCATAGGAACGGTAGTCACCGATGTTGCGGAGTTGAATACCTGCTGCCATCGCTGCGTCATACATTTTGTTGAACGCTTCGGCTGCTTCTTTATACATTTTGCCACCAGTTTTGACACGGACAAGGAGGTTCTTGTCAAGGCGACCATTGATTTGACCTTTCAAACCTGCTGGTACTACTAACTTTTTATATGGGAGTGTCTTTGACATTTTTATTCTTCTTCTATCCCGATACCAGCAGCGATGGCAAGGATGTTAATAGCGAAAGCAACTGCGCTAATGTATAGAGCCTTATCTAGCGTGTCGCCAGACAGGGTGATAAGCATAAGTCCAGTGCTGGTCAACCATAGTGACAGGCTGATGATGGCTCCTAGATATTTACGCATAGGTTGTACTTTATCACTTTCGTTTAGTTGGGATAACCATGAGGGATGTCATGATTGTGATGGCGATGAGGGCACGGCGGGTACTGACAGGTACCGTTGAACCAATAGGGACATAGGTGTCTATTGCCCCACCGAAAACATTGACCGATGCTTCAAAGGATTCACGGACAGCAACGGGTGCGTCTTGTACGGCTGAGACAAGAGCAACCAGTTGTTCCTCACTTAAGTCATCAACTACTAGAGCATCAAAGACTTGGGTTGCTTCCTCTGCGGTGATAGTAGCCAATGTTTCAGGGTCGGTGGCTAAAGCAACTGCTTCTTCAGGGCTTACGACAGGAGGGACAACGACGGCTGGTATTGTTGTTGTCGTAACTTGTACAGGAACTTGTACAACTGTGGAGGTAGTAGATGTACTTGTTGTTGTTGGTGCCAGCGTTGATGTTGTCGTGGTTGGCACGGTTGATGGAGGCACAGTTGTTTGAGGAATGGGAACAGTAGATGTGGTGGTTGTTGGCAACACTGTGGTTGTTGTGGGCGTTTCTGTTGTGGTGGTGGTAGATGTACTTGTCGTGGTTGGTGGCAGTGTTGTTGATGTTGTTGTTGTACTGGTCGTTGTAGTCGTACTGGTAGTAGAGGTAGTAGTCGTTGGTTCCTCAGTAGTTGTAGTGTTCGCTGGTTGCCCATTGAAACTCAACTCGTACCGTTCATTCCAGCCAGGGCTACTACGCCACACATCAGCCTGATAACAGCAAGTACCTGCCCGCAGGCGATACCGACCTGGCTGTACTTCTATAGAGATATTGGATTGCAACCCATAAAAGTCGTCGTTGGTTACTAACTCAACACCTTGTTCGTCGTATAGCCACAGTTGAGGGTCAGAGTTGAACCCGTCAATGTAATATGTCCGTGCTTCAAACTGTGTTGGCACGGTGTATTCAAACCAGTAATCCGTTGGACTAGTGATGATTGGATTTTCTGCACTGACATCAGATGCCAGAAACAGAATGGAAAGTACAACCCCTACGAGGGCGTAACGGCTACCCCTTTTTGCCGAAGGCTGCTGCAACTTCTTCTTTAGTGAGGGTTCCGTCTTCAGACCATGAACGAAGCAACGCTTCAGTTACTTTACCTGCGGCTACAACACCTGCGATGGCTGCTGACTTCCAGAGTTCAACTCCGAAGATTGCGCCACCTGCTACGGCTGCGAGTGCGGATGAACCGAATACCCCAAAGATTCGGAGGATGAGTGTTTGTACTTTTATCATGGGTTTTCCTTTGGTATCCATCGGCAAGTTTCTTCGTCAAAGTCTACATCACCTTCTGGTTTGGGGGCGATGAAGGCATCTCTTTGTGGGTCGTAAGTATGCCCTATGCCTGCGTAGTTTTTGCGGAAGGTGCCATTGTATGAGGTTTGAAGGTAGGTTCCTTCACCGAATTGTTGACAGAAGGCTTGACCTACGGCTTCTGATTCGTTGCCGTTGTCATCCAGAATGTCGTCGTTTGAGATGACGATGACTGTGATGACTGTGTTGTTTTTTAGTTGTGCAAAATGTGCCATGTTAGTAAGCCCCTACTGGTGCATAGAATGTTAGTGATAAAACACCTGAACCGCCGTTACCTGAATTGCCATACCAGTCGCCTCCACCACCCATGCCAGTGTTTGCTGCACCTGAACCTTGTGGTTGACCGTATGCCCCAGCATTAAAAAGGGCGTAAGAACCACCGCCACCGCCAGCAATGCCCGCAAAAGAAGCACTACCATTACCGCCGTCGTTGCCAGCAGCATTAGCACCTGCACCACCAACACCTGCTCCACCACCGCCAGCAGTGTTGCTGTTACCTAAGCCGCCTCCATATAAAAAGTTAGAACCACCATCATAATTGTTGTTACCATCACCACCGCCGCCGCCATCAGCACCAAAGAAACCAAAATAACTTCTACCCCCAGCAGCGGCATCAGTCGCAGGATTACCAGGTGTGTTGCCACGAGCGCCACCAGCGCCAACAACAATAGAAACGGTACCAATACCAGCAAGGTTTACATTGGTATAAGTGCTTACATCTCCACCTGCACCACCGCCAGTTGCTCCACCACCACCAGCACCGACAGCAACGATTTCATCAATGACAAGAGCCAAACCACTGGTACCTGATGTTGGAACAGCATTAGTCCAGGTTTGACTAGAAGTATATAGTTTTCTTAGATACTGAACATATGTTTTGAATGAGCCACCAATAGAACTTGTTGTTACAATTCCACTGGCGTTTGTTGTTCTAATGCGAACATAATAATCAGTTGCAGCCGTTAACCCTGTGGCGTTGTAAGTACAAGCCGTGTTAGTAGCCCCTTGTGTGATGCTTGAATTGGTAGAAGCAGTGAACCAAGCCGAGTTTCCAGAAGCAAACGATGATGAAGTTGAATGTTGAAACTCAACCAAAGTTATGTTGCGGTTGCCTGTGCTGCTTACAGTCGCATTAAGGACAGCACTGTTTTGGTTGTAGTTAGTTGAAGACCCAATAGTTAAACTAGGTTCTACAACTACAGCAGACGGCGCACCAATAATCATGGGGCTACAGTATCTCCAGTTAACAGCCATTCTGTGTCGGAAATTTTAACTAAAGTAGCAGCAGAATACTGGGTGCGCAGTGTTTTACCGTTAGAAGAACGAACATTTACACTTCCCTGAGAAATTGTTACCGTTCCCCCACCATAATTGACAACAGTAACAACAGTGCCATTAGCAAAAGCAACAGCAGATGTTGGAACTGTAAGCGTAATGCCTGAACCGCAAAGCAAAGTACAGTTAGCATCAGTAATAAGCAAAGTAGAACTGGTTGCTTTCGTAACCAATGTAGGGGCTGCAATTTTAGGAGAAGTAACAACGGCATCAGCAAGGTCAGCCGTGGCAATAGTCAAGTCAGTAAGGTTCACAGAAGCAACCGTGATACCACTAGGCAACGCACCAGTAGCCAACTTACTTAAAGCAATCGCAGCAGCATCATCAACATTAGTGTTAACAATTTTACCCCACTGTGGGGCTGTAGCACCAGAGTTAACACTTAAGACCTGATTCGCTGTACCAATAGCCAACTCAGTAGGAGCACCAACAGGTGAACCTGAACCTTGATACACAACAGAACCAGCATTGGCGTACTTAGATACTAACTCGTTAGCCTGGTTTGCTTCCAGAGCGGTGAACACAGGATAAATAACAGCACCCTGTAAATGTTCACGGTCAGTAGTGTTGTCAGCCCCACGCCCGTTAACAGATGAACTCCATGTGGCAGTAGCAGCAGGGTCTACAACAGTGAGGGTATCAGCACTGGCGTACTTAACACAAATCTTTTCTTCCTTAGCAGTGCCAGGGTCAACCACAACAAAGAAAGGTTCAGCATCCGTAGACCAACCAGACACGGCAGCAGCCAGGGTGATGGTGGTTGCTGCTGCGTTTAGGGTTACACCAAGCGTGTTGGATACAGGCGCACCCCGATATGACCTTCTGCTTTTACCATTTGGCATACAATAACTCCTAGTTTTCTACCGAACGCAAGGTTACTACAAGCGTCCCCTCAAATGACCAACTGTTACCCACGGAATCCATGGGTTCCCAGACAATATCTTCAAGAATAACATTATGTGTGAAAGTCCCTATCTGTAGGGTGATGATGCGGGGGGATTCAATCAGCCCATCAAAGAAGGTTTGCTGTTCGTCAACATCGTAATAGTATTCCTTACCCCTTACGGTTACTGACTTATGCAAGATAATTGGGATAGAGAAAACCTGTGAACGGAACGGAGCAGCATAGGCTCTAGCCATCCAACGGGTAAAGGTTGGTCCAGTGGTGGCGGTAGCCCGTTCTAGTACGAACTTAAAGTCTGCTTCAATGGCTTTAGAGTCTGACCCGTCAAATGAGTTTTCCGTGTCACCAACTACAGACCATGTGCCTGCGGCGTTGTATGCACCGTCATCAATTTTCAAATATGAAGTGATAGACCCAACCAGAGGGGTGGAGCGTGTGTCTATTTTGGCGATGAACTTACGGTCTGGGATGCCCCAACGCCATGTGCCTGTTTCTATTTCTCCTGAAGCAACTAGGTTGGCGGAGTCTTCAACGATGATACCTACCCCGCTGAGTGCAAAGATGCGTTTGGTGGCGAACGGTGTTACTGGGTCATCAAATATAACGACGCTGTTTACAG